CACAACGTATTTGATGGTGCGACCGAGAACAAGAAGACCACTCTTTCGCACGATGACATGCAGGCTATTATGGCAGATGCGAAGCGGCTTGGCAGCCTTAAAGAGGCTTTCCTTGCTCACGGAGAGTCCGACGCGGACTACACCCCCGCTACCGGTCCTAACGGAACTGCCGGTACGAACTACGGCATCGCCAACATCAACTATCTGTTCCCTGACGACAGAATGATCGGCGACGGTGCTCCCGAGTTCATTAAAAGAGACACCGAATGGGTCAGCGACTTCATGGGCAGAGTCCATCACACTCCGTTCTCAAGAGTAAAGTCCAAATTTGCTAACCTTACCGCTGACGCAGCTCGCGCAAGAGGTTATGTGAAGGGCAAGAAGAAGGTCGAAGAGGTCATCACGCTTCTGAAGAGAGCTACTGGCCCGCAGACTATTTACAAAAAGCAGAGACTTGACCGCGACGATATCCTCGACATCACCGATTTCAACGTAGTCGCGTGGCTTAAAGGCGAAATGAGAATCATGCTCGACGAAGAGATCGCTCGCGCTTGCCTTGTAGGTGACGGCCGTCTTGCAGCTTCTGATGACAAGATTCAGGAAATCCATGTTCGTCCTATCTGGACTGATGATAGCCTGTACACCATCAAATATGCCATCAGCGAAGCTACTGCAAACACCGAGGAGAAGCTGACCAAGGAATTCATCAAAGGCGCAGTCAAAGCTCGTAAAGACTACAAGGGATCCGGAAACCCGGTTCTGTACACCACAGAAGACATGCTCACGAACTGCCTGCTTCTCGAAGACCAGATCGGTCACAGACTTTACAAGACCGAAGGCGAGCTTGCTACGGCTCTCAGAGTCAGCAAAATTGTCACGGTTCCTGTAATGGAGAACCTTACTCGTACTACCGATGCCGGCACACATACTCTGCTTGGCATTATCGTTAACCCGAAGGACTACAACATCGGCGCTGACAAGGGCGGAAGCGTTTCAATGTTCGAAGATTTCGACATTGACTTCAACCAGGAGAAATACCTGATCGAGACCCGTATCTCTGGTGCTATGGTAGTTCCTTATGCAGCTATCGCTATTGAGTCTGTTGCAGCTGCCGCTGCTGGTGGCAACGACGATGAGGGCGGCGAAGGCTGATTTAGGGAGGACATAATTCAAAATGGCTAAGTTTTGTGGTAACGTCGGCTACGCGGTAGATGTCGAAGCAGAACCCGGTTTATGGGTACAAGGACCAACGGTCAAGAAATATTATGGCGATGTATCTCGAACGAGCAGTCGTTACCAAAATGCTGATAAGCTCAACGATGACCTTACGCTATCAATGGAAATCAGCATCGTGGCAGACAAATTTGCTTACGAGAACTATAGCCAGATTAGATATGTCGAGTATTTGGGTGCTAAATGGAGAGTTACTAACGTCGAAGTTCGGCACCCTCGGCTCGTTCTTTCCATTGGGGGTGTCTATAATGAGTGAAAAGAAATCCTGGCAGAATCTACGGCTTTTGTTAGTTGAGATTCTAGGATCGAATGACGTTTATTATCAGGCACCCTCAAAAGAAAAAATGCACTACCCGTGCATCATATTCGAGCGGGACCGGTTAGATTCTGTAAGAGCTGACAATAAGCTTTACTCACAGAATAACAGGTACACGATTACCTATGTGGACCCGCTTCCAACAACCGAAGTACAGGGAAAACTTTTAATGCTTCCCTTTTGCACGCATGATAGACATTTTACAAACGATAACCTACATCATGACGTGTTTACAATCTATTATTAAGGAGTGAATATACAATGGCAGCACTTACTTGGGACGGCGACGGCGAGCGCTTCTATGAATCTGGTGTTTCTAAGGGTGTCCTTTTCCCTTACACAAGCGGAGCTTACGGCACTGGTGTAGCCTGGAACGGTCTTACAAGCTTTTCCGAAAGCCCCGAAGGCGGAGAGCCTAATAAGATCTATGCAGACGACATTGAGTATCTGAGCCTTGTTTCCACTGAGAACTTCGGCTTCGGCATTGAGGCTTATACATATCCCGATGAGTTCGGTGTATGTGATGGCTCTGCTCAGCCTGTTGTAGGTGTCAACGTGACACAGCAGCCGAGAAAGAAATTCGGTTTCTCTTGCGTTACCAAGATCGGTAATGATGAAGATGGAATCGAAAAAGGATACAAAATCCATCTTTGCTATGGTTGCCTTGCTTCTCCTTCTGAGAAGAGCTACGAGACTATTAATGATAGCCCCGAAGCTATCACCTTCTCGTGGGATGTTACGTGCACCCCTGTGGCATTTGATCCCGCTGGATCGTATAAAACCCTTAAGCCTACTGCTCACCTCGTAATTGATTCTACGAAAGTTGATGCAACAAAGCTTACGGCGTTTGAAAAGACTCTATACGGCGATACTACGGGTACTTCTACCCTTCCTACGCCCGATGCAGTTCTTGCAGCATTCGCGTGATAAGAGAATACCAGAAATGCAGGCTTTTGGGGTGTGCCTTTAAACACCCCTTTTTATTTTCGAAAGGAGCGAAATAATCATGTTAAAACAGACAATTACTTACACTGACTACGACGATGTCGAAAGGACAGAAACCTTTTACTTTAATCTTTCCGAAGCTGAACTTACGGAAATGCAGCTTGAACAGGGTGGCGGATTTGACGCTATGCTTCAGAGAATCGTGGACTCCAAAGATATTCCGGGACTTACGAAGGTGTTCAAGCAGCTCATTATCCGTGCTTACGGAGAGAAGAGTGCTGACGGTAAATACTTCAGAAAGTCGGCTGATATTTCTGAAAAATTCCTGTCCACAGAAGCGTATTCAAAGCTTTACATGGAACTGATCTCTGATCCTGACAAGATGGCGGACTTCATTACCGGTCTGCTTCCTAAATCAGTTCAGGGCGAAGTAGCAAAACAAAAAGCTAACGGCGAACTTAAGGTAGTTTCTGCCGAATAATACAAGGCGGTGAAGAGAATGCTTAAGATTACTATCCCGGAAGAAGAATTTTGGGATGAGCGTAATCAGCGCTTTATAACATTTACTCCAGTGACGCTTCGTCTTGAGCATTCTCTTGTATCTATTGCCAAATGGGAAATGAAATGGAAAAAGCCCTTTTTGGGAATGGAAGAAAAAACGCAAGAGCAGCTTATAGATTACTATAAGTGCATGACAATCACTCAGAATGTTCCAGATAGTGTGTATCAGCGTTTTACAAGAGAGAACCACTTGCAGATTCAGGAGTATTTAAAAGATACTCAGACTGCTACATGGTTTTCAGAAGATAAGAATAAGCACGGGCGTTCTGGTGGAAAGATAATCACAAACGAGAGAATTTATGCCTGGATGGCAGAATGCGGAATCCCGTTTGATTGCGAAAAGTGGAACATTAACAGATTACTAACATTAATTAGAATCTGCAACATAGACAACCAGCCTTCTAAGAAGATGAGCCAAAAAGACCAACTTGCAAGAAACTGGAAGCTCAATCAGGCTCGGAAGGCTAAACGGAGGTAACATATGTCCGAAGAGAAAAAACCTAAAAGCAAAAAGCCTCCTTTTGAACCGTTTAAGGTTCGAGTTACATCTAAGAATCTTAATATGAGGGCAAAACCTTCTTTTGAGGGGGAAATTGTCGGTCATATTACAGACCAGGGTGAATACACGGTTACCAAGTATTCTACCGGGAAGAATGCAGCATTTGGCTGGGGATATCTTAGCGAAGTAAAGGCATGGGTATCCTTAGATTACTGCAAACGGATTTGAGGTGAAGCACGTGGCTATTACGTTTAAGCAGACAGGCGACTTTTCCAAGTTCAATAAATATACTGAAAGACTTAAAGAAGTTGTTAAATTAGGCGACCTTAATAAGTATGGAAGAGCTGGTGTTAATGCTTTAAAGAATGCCACGCCAAAAGATACAGGCCTCACCGCAGACTCTTGGTCGTACCAGATAGTTAGAACGAAGGATCAGGTTTCTATTCAATTTAACAACTCAAATATTCAAAATGGTGTGCCCATTGCCATTATCCTCCAATACGGTCATATGACCAAAAACGGTGGTTGGGTAGAAGGTCTGGACTACATTAACCCATCGGTACGACCAATTTTTGAAGACATTGCTAATGAGGCATGGAAGGAGGTCCGCAGACTATGAGTCAGACGATTGATCAAAGAGTAGTGGAGATGCGCTTCGATAATAAGCAATTTGAAAGCGCAATTGCGGATACTCAAAAAAGTGTTAAAAATTTTAATAAGAATCTTAATAAAGAATTTTCTGATAGCGATAAAAGTTTCAGCAAATTAGAAGATGCTGCGGAACGAGTAAGATTAAAATTCACTGTCATTGACCTATTTAAGTTCGATGTCCTTCAAAGGACAATGCATTCTTTGATTGATCAAGCAGAAAGGCTTGTAAAATCGTTTACAATCGAACCTGTTCAAGCTGGTTGGCAGAAGTATGCAGATAAGACAGAAGCAGTTCAGATGATCATGAATGCTACTGGCAAATCTATTGATGAAGTTGAAGGGCAACTTGATAAACTTAACTGGTTTGCAGATGAAACTTCTTATAGTTTTACTGACATGACCTCTAATGTCGGTAAATTTACTGCCGCCGGCGTTGATCTTGACCGTGCTGTTACCGCTATGCAAGGTATTTCAACCTGGGCAGCGCTTTCCGGTGCTAATACAGAGCAGGCATCTCGTGCAATGTATAACCTTTCACAGGCTATGGGTATGGGTGCTGTTCGTGTTCAGGACTGGATGTCAATTGAAAATGCTAATATGGCCACCAAAGAGTTTAAGGAAATGGCCATACAAACAGCGTATGAGTTAAAGACTTTAGCCAAAGACAACGATGGTATTATCTATGCCCCCAATACTAAAGCTGGTGTAGATGTTACTGCAGAAAATTTTAGATCGACTCTTTCCGAAGGATGGCTTACAACTGAAGTTTTAGAAGAAGTTCTTAACCAATATGGTAAAGCTTCTAGTGAACTTAAAAGTATCATGGATATGCAGGATGAGTTTGAGACATCCTTTACTTTTATAGATGATCGTGGAATTTCTCATTCTATTGACACTACAAGTGCCTTAATTAAAGTTGTAGAAAAGTATAGAGAGGCTGCTACGGATGCAGATAGAGAAAAGATATTTGCAGATTTTATTTCTCAAGCAGATCTGACCGACGATGCAATTACAAAACTTCGTGAAAAGATGGATTTACTTGCAGATTCTGGATATGATCTTGCATTAAAAGCGTTTAAAGCAGCTCAGGAAGCCAAAACATTTAAAGAAGCTATTAATGCTACAAAAGATGCTGTATCCACAAAATGGATGAATGTCTTCCAAGATATTTTTGGCAGCTACGATAAAGCAAAAGTTCTTTGGACTGACGTATCTGAGATTCTATGGGACATTTTTGCAGGCCCTATTGATAGCCTTCATGAAGCAACAAAAGCGTGGAGTGAAAATGGTGGCCTTGACGATGCTTACGCTATAATTACAGGAATACTCGCGGCCATTAGAGATGTCTGGCAAGCTATCCGTGACGTTATCAATCTTATTCGTTACGGTACTACAGACGCCTCAAAAGCGGCAGAAAAGAAAGCAGAGCGCCTAAAAGCAATCACTGGCACTATCCGTACAGTTGTAGAAGGTATCCAGGATTTTGTTACCAGTGAGCCTTTCCAAAATGCTCTTTTAGCGGTAGGAGAAGTAATTGCATCCGTAGGCAACGTATTCAAGTCCGTCTGGAGCATAATAAAAACCATATTTGGATCTATTACAGGCACCATTGAGCGATTTATAAGAATTACTCGAATGAAACGGATCTTCAAGGCTTGGTCAACAGACACTGAGTATAAGAAGATCACCTTCATTTCTGTTCTCGATTGGACTCGTCAGAAACTTGACGACTTTGCAGAATGGCTAAATAGCAGTAAGGTTTTAGCTTTTATCTCCTACGCTATTGGAAAGTTTGTTGACTTCTTACTTAGGATTCCTGGCAAGATTAATGATGCTTTCAAATCTATTACCGGTATTAGTGTTGGAGAAGCTCTCCAGAAACTATTTGGTAAGATTAAAGATGGTTTCAAATGGGTCATGGACAATAAGATCCTGCAATCCATTTGGAATGGTATAAAGTCATTCTTCTCAATGATTGGAAGCGGTCTTAAGAGCATCGCCGGCGTTGACACATATGGCGAACTCTTTGAGAAGATCAGACAAAAAGCGGCAACAATATTTACAGCTATTGGCAGCTTCTTCCAGACTGTATGGAATAAAATTAAAGAAATTGCAAAGGTTAGCAATGCCAGAGAACTTTGGGATAAGATCAAATCCAAAGTTCATGATTTCTTTGATTTTATAAAAGGTTTGTTCTCTAAGAAGAAAGAAAAAGGCGAAGAGAGTCTCATTTCAACAGCCACCACAACTTCTACTGCTCTTAAGAATAGTGAAAAAGTGGCAGGTACTCTTGATAAGGCTAAAGGTAGTCTTACTAAGGTTCTTGACGCTGCCTCGGCAATTCCGAAAGCCATTTCTAATTCTTCTGCTGCAAAGAAAGCTCCCGGCATTTGGGAGAATGTTAAAAAGATATTATCGGGTTTGAAAAATGCACTTGGAAAAGGATTTAGAGGTCTTCTTGACTTTATCCGTAGTATTAACTGGAGTGATATTTTCCTTGGGCTATTTAGCATAAAAAGTTTACTCAAGCAAATTCGTAAACTTCGAGTATCAAAAGCCATTCTTAACATTTCAGAAGGTATTAGGCAATTCGGACTTGCTTCCACTGAATTTGCAAACGCTGCGACTCAGTACGCTAAGGCTCAGAAAAAGTTTGGAACCGCCCGTATATTAAGAAATGTAGCGGCTATTATTCTTTCCATTGGCATTGCTGTCGGTTTAATTGCATACTCAATTTGGCAACTTGGAAGACTCGATCCAGAGTCACTTAAGCGAGGCACTATAGTTGTTGGTGCAATCTTAGCGGCACTAATGGCTCTGATAATCATCATTGTAGCTTCGATGAAGACATTACGTAAGACAAAGGCTGATAAGCTTGGTGCTTTGTCAAAGACGATGTCGAAGACCCTTTCCTCAATATCGATTCTACTTACGGCAATGGCATTCTTAATGAGCCGATTAGTAAAGCAGATCATCAAGCTTTCTAAGGTTAAAGATCGTGAAGCCCTTCGAGAATCCACATTTATTGTTATGGCTCTTCTTGCCGCGGTCTTTGTTATGACTGCAGCATTCATGAAGCTGATGCGAGATGAAAAAGAAGGTCTTTTAAAGAATAGTGGCACATCCTCAACTGTAAGTAAGCAAGCAGCTTCCACAATTGCAGCGGCTGCACTTATGATGATAGCTCTTACTATCGTCACCAAGTCGTTAGTCAAGAGTGTTATAAAACTTGCAAAAGCTGGTGATCCGGGAAGACTTTGGTCAGCATTCGCTATTATGGCTCTTTTGATGGGCGCTATCTTCGCGATCGTCTACTTCACTCTTGGACTTATGAGAGATGATAAGGAAGGGCTCCTTAAGAATGGTAAGAAACAGGCAACGCTTAGTAAGCAAGCTGCGAGTACCATTGCTGCTGTAGCTCTTTTGATAACCGCTCTCGGTGCTACTATATCGTCACTCGCCGCAAGCCTGATGCTCATATCGAGAATCAAGCCAGACCGACTAATGTCGTCTCTTGGCGTATTTGCAATTCTTGTGACCCTCGCGGTAGCTGCTGTTGGAATCCTTATTACTCTTACAAACTCTACGGAGATGAAAGAGGGTAAGAATGTCAATAAGAGTGAAGCTAACTTTAGAGCGCTCCTTGCCTTATCATTGGTCATGGTTGCGTTCGGAGCTATGGTTGCATCAATGGCAAAAGCACTTGCTATTCTTGCTCTTATAAAGAACCCAAGCGGAGTCTTAGTTGCTATGTTGGCAATCGGGGTCCTGCTTGCTGCTTTAATAGGCATTATAGCGATTGCTAAAAACGTGTCTGTTTCAACATTGCTGGGACTCTCTGCTACATTTGTTGCAATCGGCGCCTCTATGATATTAATGGCCACTGCGTTCATACTGTTGCTTCCGGTGATAGCTGCCATGTCCAAATTTAAGTTTGGAGATTTGGCTAAGGTTGCCGGCGGAATTTTGCTGATATTATCCGCATTTGCTGTCGGTGGCATGCTTCTTAAGTTTGCCATTCCCGGACTTTTAGCTTTCGGGGCTTT